TCATCACAAAGATCTTAATGGTGAACACGTTGTTGATTATAAGAATGCTCATTTGATAGATAGAGTACATTTACCTCTTAAGAGAAAAGCAAGTAAAATTGCATCAGAAGAATGTGTCAAAAACCCAACTGCTTATAAAGATATTGTTATGAATGAGAGTTCTATCAGAGAACTAGAAGCGAAACCTGGTTTGTTCAATAGAACAATGGCACAACTTACAGGAAAAAATTGTGTAAGACCATTATTAGTAAAACCAGAATCAAATATTGATTTGACAATTACGGAAGAGTGGTTAATAGAAAATGCAAAGTTTTTAACGATAGATCATATATTAAGAGGAACAGAAGGATATGCGGATTATGCGTTGTCTTATCCTTTAAATGATCGGCTTATCGAAGAAGACTATTTAAATCCTACATTTATAAAGTATAAGGATAGAAAAGGTAATATAATAACAGACTATGGTGGAAAGATGTTGACAAAGATGCTAATTGATTCAGTAAGAGAAAGAACACATGAGTTAATAGAATCAAACGACAATGTAACATTTGAGTGTTCGGATATAGAAGATTCTATTTTTCAAGAAGAGTTTATAAGTATTGTTATGAGCAATATATAAAAAATGAAATTAAATTATAACTTTTATAATTTAATTTAACTTAACCATGAGTGACGAGTTTGATATCGATTCTGTTACTAATTACGCAAGTCTCACAACAACTTGTCCGAATATAGGAGAGATCTCAGGAATAGCAATTGAGGCTTTTTCACGTGTATGTAAATTTTCAATGTTTGAAATCACATCCATTTCTCAATGTAAGAAAAAGACTTACCTATTACAAAAGCTTTTCTAGAAGCTAAAACGATGATTGCATTAAAAGATATATGTAGAGAAAAGTCTCTCTCTGGATATTCTATAAAAAACAAAAGAATGAACTAATAGAATGGATGTTGACTAAGCTCTAAATTATAGAGTTTCATATTATAATAATATGAAACGACTATTGTAAATATCAGTTTAACAAATTATATATAATTTTAATTACTCTAATAAAATATGTATTTTCAGATGGCTACTGTTGCATTCAAGGCGCTTAAAGATATCGGAAATAATGTTAATAAAATGGACGTCAATCAAGAAATTGTCAGTAAACTAAAATTTATTGGTAAAATTAAAAAAGGTGAAAAAATCAATACTCGTCACATGTATGTGCAACCTGATGGTCTAGGCACTTCTATAATAAGAACCTTTATTTATCAGGATAATAGAGGAAATGTTCTTAATTTTTGCCAAGAAACAATCTCTCGCGCATTTGAGTTGTTAATTACTTACGAACGTTCTGAGAAGAATACTGAGCGTGTTTTGTTTGGTAATTTACTTGTTGACCTTCAACAGGCAACAACAGGACTTTCTAACCTAAAATTTACTTACATTGCCGATACTAAATTTTGTTGTGATATGGATACTTTACTACAAATAATATCAGCTAGGTTAGATGGATACGTAACTAAAGAAGAAGACATTGAATCATAGAAACTGTGGTCTAAAACACATTGCACAACATCATAAAAATGAGTGATTCCGATATTGTGTGGATCGCGAGCTTTGATATAGGTAAAAAAAATTTTGCTTTCTATATTGAGGAATTTGACAAATCAGAGATTATTAAATTACCTCGTATACAATCAAGCAAAAGATATAACTCTGATGGTACTACAACACCCGATTTTGAAAAAATAGTCAAAAAAGTTTGTACAAACGGCAAAAGTATTATTTTTGAAAATACAGACCTAACGGAAGGTTGTAAAAAAAGTTCGTATTTAGATCCAGAAACTTATCATAACATGACTGATCTACTTGATAGGTATATCGATTATTGGGATCAATGCGATGCTTTTGTGATAGAAAAACAAATGTCTTTTGGAAAACGACATAATACAATGGCTCTAAAATTAGGACAACATTGTTGGTCATATTTTGCATTTAAGTATGGAAGATTCAAAGAAATCGTAGAGTTTCCTGCATATCATAAAACACAAGTTTTGGGAGCTAAAAAGATAATATCAAAGGGAAGTACGAAATACAAAGCAATTGATAAACCCGCACGAAAAAAATGGAGTGTAGAAAAAGCCATTTCTATACTAAAAGAAAGAAATGATGACAAAACTATTTCTACTTTAACATCTGCAAGAAAAAGAGATGATTTAGCAGATGTACTATGTCAATTGCAAGCATTTAAGATTTTAGTATACATTGATAAAATAATCTAATTCTGATTTAATTCATATATATATGAATTAAAACATTACCAAAAGAAACTACTGAAAAAACCTCTTTTCGGCGGAGACTCTACAGGAGGAGTTGTTGGAGTTGTTGGAGGTGCATTTGTCTCTTTAACAATTTTTGTTTCAGTTGTAGTTTCAAATTCTTGTACGGCTGAAACAAGAAGCCGGCAAATAACACGATCTACCATAAATACACTAAATTTATTAGATCCAAGAATTTCAAGACGATTTTTATCCGGACAACCACGAATATAAGTATTATAATTAGTCTCTTGAATTCTCCTAAATTTTGCATAAGACCACATTTTATCCCTTGCTTCGTCAATTGTCTTTGTGTAGAAACGGGGCACTCCATCTACAGACAGAACAAAAAGCTCTGAATCATCCTTTAAAGAAAGTGACAAAAGTTCTTCTGTATTACTATCATCATCTTGAGAAGAATCGCTTTTTTCATTATTATCATCCCTAGTTAAATATTCTTCTTTAGTGTCATTAGGTTGAATATTTTCAGATTCTGTAGAATTATCTACAATCTCTTCTTCTGTCATGATTTAGATTTATATATTATGTAAAAGTTTTTAAATAAGAAATTAACAACTTACTTTTTTACGTAACCACAAATAAGAAAATGAAAAAACATTTATGGAGTTGAATAATAAGATAAATGATTTCATCGGTTGAACAAATACTCCGAGAGAACTATGTGGATGGCGTTTTCCACACTCACGTTTCTATGCTCCAACCGAGAGGAAAGTTTCAATTTAATCGTGAGAAACTAGAAAGCTTTTGGGAAGTGTATTGCGCAAAAATTCTTGAAGACGAAAATGCTATAGTTGGGGTTGCAGAAAAACCACAGCATTATATGCCAGTGCTAGCCGATGTAGATCTGAAAGTTAAAGAAACGGATGAAATAGAATTTGCAGAACACCTTTACACCGAATCACATGTTAAACAACTAATCGATGTATATCAATCAATTTTGAGAAATATTGTTGAAGGGTGTACGGATGATCACCTTCTTTGCGTACTGCTAGAAAAACCTATGTATTATATTTCAGCAGGTGCAACATCATATGCAAAAAATGGATTTCATTTGCACTTTCCAAATCTCTTTTTAAGCAAAGTAGATCAAGAGGTGCATTTGATTCCGAGAGTAAAAGAGGAAACGCAGAAATTAAAAATATTCTCTGAATTAGGATATGAAGATTCATCTGTTGTAATTGACAAAGCTTGTTGCACAGTACCATGGCTGATATATGGAAGTAGAAAATCCGAAGATATGGATCCTTACAAGGTTACTAAAGTTTTTACTTCTGATGGTGTTGAGATCACTTTCGAAGAAGCTTTTAAAAATTATAGAATTTATGATATGAGAGAAAAAACAATTGATATTAGAGGCAAAATTGAACTTTTTCTTCCTAGAATTCTTAGTATAATACCTTATGGTCGTCCGACACAAGAGGTTGTACAAGGTTTAGTTTCTCCATTGAAGGAAAAGATTCAGGATCAAAAAGTTAAGAATAAAAAACCTCTAAAAGTTTCAGTTGAAGAAGCTCTTAAAATATCAGAAAAGCTTCTTCCTATGCTGGCAGATTTTCGTGCGGAGGAGAGAAATGAATGGATAACAGTTGGATGGATTCTATATAATATTGGCGACGCGAGTGCTCAAGCAATGGAGCAATGGATGGATTTTTCAGCGCGATGTGAGGAAAAATACGATGAAGCAAACTGTATTTATGAGTGGGAGAGAATGTCGAAAAAGGATCTTACTCTCGGAACTTTAAAATATTTTGCAAGTATTGATAGCCCACATCTTTACAAAGAATTTAAGAAAGAGCAAGCAGAACATTATGTAAAAGAATCTTTGAACGGCTCTCATAATGACGTCGCAAAAGTTTTATTTTCAGAGTATGGAACAGAATTTGTTTGCGCATCAATTTCTGGGAAAACATGGTTTCAGTTTAGAGATCATAGGTGGGAAGAAATTGAGGAAGGTGTATTTTTACGAGAGAAAATTTCAGAAGATGTTGTTTTAAAGTATTCTGAGATGGGGTCAGATCTTTTTGCAAAGCTTGCAGGAAATCATGACAAAGGAGAGGAAGCAATGTTTAACGCGCGATTGAAACAAGTACAAAAGATTATAAATAATCTCAAGGCATCTCCTTACAAAAGCAATATTATGAAGGAAGCAATGGAAGTTTTTTATGACAGGCGATTTAAACAAAAATTGGATCAGAATCCGTACATAATTGGTTTCAAGAATGGAGTATACGATCTAAAATTGAATGAGTTTAGAGCTGGACGCCCTGAAGATTTTGTTAATAAAAATATGCCTATTGATTACAAGGAATATAATGAAACTGATGAGCCAGTGCAAGATGTAATTGAATTTTTGTTAAAAGTATTTCCAGATGAATCGATTCGAACATATTTTTTAGATACTTATTCTGATATTTTTGTAGGAGGAAACAAACAGAAAAAAGTATATATGTGGACAGGTGAGGGTGATAATGCAAAGTCTATTACTCAAAAATTCTTTGAATTAATGCTAGGTGAGTTGGCTATCAAATTCAACACACAGTATTTTACAGGAAAAAAGGTAGCATCTGGCTCTGCAAATCCAGAATTGTCGAGAGCCGCACCACCAGTTAGGCATGCAACAATGGAAGAACCAGACGCGGATGAACAGCTCAATATTGGTGAGTTGAAAAAGTTGAGTGGTGGTGATAGTTACTGGGCTCGAGACTTATTTGAGAGAGGAAAAAGTACACGTGAAGTTTTTCCAATGTTTACTTTAACATTTATCTGTAATAAACTTCCTAAATTAAAATATTCTGACAAGGCAACATGGAATCGTATTAGAGTTATTCCGTTTGAATCTACTTTTGTTGATCCAAGCGAACCATGCCCTTCAACTCTTGATGAACAACTTCGTCAAAAGCGTTTTCCTATGGACAAAGAATTTGGAAAGAAAATCCCAAACATGGTATCAGCATTCGCATGGTATTTGCTTCAGTGGAGGCAAAAAATCAGTGTACGCATTGAACCAGCTAAAGTACGAGAAGCAACCGCTGTATATCGTCGTCAAAACGATATTTATCGTCAATTTATCGAGGAGTCTATTATAGAAGACAAAAATTCTTGTCTAACAATAACAGAAATGTATGCTCAATTCAAAGAGTGGTTCAAAGAAGGATGGCCAAATATGTCTCTTCCTATTAAGAACGAGGTCAAAGAGTATTTTGATCGATTATGGGGAGATGCAGATCGCGGTGTCAAATGGACAGGTTATCGAATTCGTACTCTACAAGATGATGTTGATTCTGGTGAAGTTATTATTCTTGAAAAAGATGACTTGGTTAAATATCAAACAGATGGTGCGGCAGCACCTCCTATGTAAAAAAATTTTACTATACAATTGAAATTAGTTATATTAATTTATAAATTAATATAACATGAAAATTATACGTATTGTATTAACTGATAGGAGTTTAATAAAACCTCTGTATTTAGTTAATAAACCACGTCTCAAATTTATTGAATCTGTTTTCAACAAAAGTATCTTTACGTCGTTATTTTAGAAGGAGACTTGTTCTAACGGTTAAAGAACCCAGCTGCATAATTCTAATCGTCAATTGCACGAGCCACATAGTTTTATTTGAGCTTGTCAGCTGCTAACTTTGTATACTTTCTCAATTCATCGATGCGATCTTCGTCTGCCTTGAGCTCGTTCCACAAAATTGCGAGGACATCTTTGTCAAGATCTGCAGCCTCTTTGTTGTCTGCACAGAATAACATGAAAGCCAATTTTGATTGTCGTTCAGCTCGAAATTTTTCCTTCTCAATACGAATTTTCCCGATGACAGATTGAGCGAGAGAGTGACCTTTTTTAGTTGCTTCACAGTACCAATAATGGACAAGGACATCATTTTTTTCGATGCATACTCCTTTTGAGTACATGACTCCCAACAAATATTGTGCGTCTGGATCTCCTTTATTTGCAAGGAAGAATGTATTCTTAGTGTGAAAGTTATCTGTCATCATTTTCTGATTTTTCTTAGTTAGTTATCCGAAAAAATCAAATTTATTGAATCTGTTTTCAACAAAATTATCTTTACGTCGTTATATAGCTATCCAATATTCTTATAGTTTGTTCGATATAGCTATCCAATATTCTTATAGTTTGTTCGATAATTTGTCTAGTTGGAACACTCATTATTTTGTCAAAAAGACTTGAAATTGTTTTAATGTGATCTTTATATGCTACAAGAGATGTATTAATCTTAGACGCTAGTTCTAACTCTTTCATTGACTCTTTCGACCTAAGAAATTCTTGTGCTTGTGTAAGATAATCTAGTATAGTTTTACAATATTTTTCAATAATGGTATCCGTTATAATATACATCCGATCAGGATCCCTTTTAATCTTTAAGAATTTTAGTGTTTTTTCTTGTTCTAAAAGAACTAACCCCAAGTCACCTTCTAACAATTTGGTATTTTCAATATTTGGTAATTCTGTCACCTTTTTTTCAGCTTCAATAACATTTTTAAAATATAATTTAAATTTATCGTATTCAATATTAAAATCTGGTACAGATGTAATTTTTTGGAAATCTGTATACTTATCATAAATTAAATCTATTGCTTTCTGATAATAGGCAATAATACTACGAGCTTCACGACGTGATTCTCCTTGTACTCTTGATTTCGATTTGGAGTCAATTAACGGAATGTTAAGTGTAGGTTTTTCTCGTATTGCTGCTTCTTCAGCCTGTTCAAGTCTAGCCCGGTCCAGTTTAGACTGGACCAAAGCCCTTTTTAATAATAATGAGTTTTTATCATCTTCAGCTTTTTTAGCTAACTCAGCTTCAGCTTCAGCCGCTTTTTTAGCTAATGCAGCTTCAGCTGCTTTAGTTTTAGATAAAGCTTTAGCTTTAGCTTCAGAGGCTGCTTTAGCAGTTTCAGCTACAGCTTTAGCATTTTCAGCGGCAGCTTTAGCTAAAGCAGCTTCAGCTTTACCTTTAATAGAAGCTTCTTCAGCCGCCTTTAAAGCTAAAGAATCTGCTTTAGCTTTAAAGGCGGCATTTATCAACTTTCTTTCCCTTTTTTCTGCTTTTTGTTGCTCCATTATTCGTAGATTTTCCATTCGTCTTTGTTGTTTTATTACTTGTTCTGCTTTCATATATTCTTCTTGTTCTTTTCTTTGTTCTATTTCTTGTTCTACAAGTCTCTGATGTTCTTTTTGTTGTGTAGTTAATTCAATATTATGTTGACTTGCCTTAAGACCTTCCATCATTGTATCTTCATCATTTTTAAGTTTCTTAAGTCTTTTAAGAGTAACATTTGCGGGCTCATCGAAAACATTATATTCTTCACCCCATATTTGCTTAGGTGGCCATACTTTTTTTCTATAAAAAAATGTAATACAATCTTCAAAATGGCTTTTCATCATATCTAACAATTTTATATCATGTTGTGTAATCTTTTTAAAATTACCAAGTTTACTTACTGGTGTACTTCCTGCATCATATTGTGTTTGTCCGTCGACATAAGTCTGCCAATATTCAAGATTCAATCTGTCTGGTAAAGCACCTCTTGTTTTAACACCATAATGCCAAGTATAATCCTCCTCATTCAGACGAGATATAACCAATGTAACATGTCCAAAATACACATCCTCATGACCTGTAACTCTAACTATAGTACAATGCGTTTCAAGAGTAGCTGGATTACCTCTGAACTTTCCGTCATAAACTCTAACATCATCACTTAATAGTTCGGGACCATATTTACTTTCTAGTCTTTCTATATCTAATCTTAATTGATCATTATAAAGATATAACTCTATCACATTAATTTTATCTGTATTTTTTTTAATTTGCAATATATTTCTTTCAATTATCTCTTCATTTTTGGCAATTTCTCGTTTAGGTATCTCATTTTCATCTTGAATTATTTCTATTTGTTCTTCATAGTGCTTATTTTCTATTTTTAACGCTTCAATTTTATGTGTTACTATATCTAAATCTACATAATTATAAGTAGATAGATCTGGAAACATAGTTCTATTATAAAGAGCTCGCTCTAAAAAATCAAGTTCATATCTATTTCGGGTAATTTGAACTATATTTCTGTTAATGTTCTCTTCATTTTCGGTAATGTATCGTTTATTTATCTCATTTTGTTGTTGAATTATTTCTATTTGTTCTTCATAGTGCTGATTTTCTTTTTTTAACAATCCAATTTCTTCCTTGTTTCTATCCATAATGTTTTTTAAGTCCTGTCTCTGTTTAAGAGATTCGGCATGCTTTGTTTTAGCAATGCATCTTTGGCAATCTTTATTATATTTTTTATTTGCCTTGCATGATTCACATTGGACATAGGTTCCCGTTACGGATGTAAATCCTTCTGGATACAGAGATGACATTTATTATATAATATTTTTAAAAATATAATTTTTATAGATTAGATAACCTTCTATATAGTAGGAAAGATCAAGAGAGAAAATTTGTGTACATCCAAAAATTTCAACTTTTATTTGAAAATTGTACATAATCAATCTTAATTGTCCAAAAAGACTATAATCTTTTTGGATCTGTTTAAAAAGCTGATCTCGATACTTTTTTACTTTGTAAAGTCTATACATTCATTATTAGTCAATTTCCAATGTTTTTTCGGAAGCAAAGTTTGTTAATAAAACTAAAATTTCAGTTTTAGACGCATCATCATCAAATGTATGTTGTATTTCATTAATCAAATCATCAATATACACACTATATTCTAAATACATTTCGTCAAATTTTTTTATCAAATCATAATCGATCATCGGAGACATATTTTTTAATTTTACTTTAATATCATATTTTCTTTGTTTAAAAATATTTACAATATTTTTTGCATCTTCTCTAAGAAAAATCTTTCTTTCTTCTTTTTTATCATTAAAGTAGTCAGAATAAATCTTTAATAAAGTCTTCGTTGAACAAAATCCTTGTTGTGTTTTAAAACGGTCGATTAGATCAGATATTATCTCAGCTGTATCATTAGTAAGTAAACTTATATTGCTAATAATATTTTTTTTTGGTTCATCAAAATCATCTTCTATATCTGCAAAAATCTCTTTTATATTATGCGCTTGCATCATATATAACTCTTCTAAACGTCTTTCTGGATTTAATAGTTTGTTAAGATCTGATATATCAAGACCGATCTTAAGAGCATCTTCTTCATTTAAACTAGAAAGTTTTGAACTCCATTTCTTTGATACTTGCAGATAATTTCTGTAAGATTGTATTAAAGAATTTATATTTTGAATGGCTTCTTTTTCTCGTCGATAAAGAGTTTTTAAGAGTTTTTCTTTGGGTTCAATATCCTTATAATACATATTTTTCCACTTAATTATTTGCGTCAAAATTTTTAACTCTTTTAAACGTAGTTCTGCATCTACTATTTTGTCAAGACTTAATCTACTAGAGTCGATTTTTTTAGTATCTTTTTTGTTTAATATAGAACTAGACAATTGTTTACTTATCATAGTTGAATGACTTATATATTCTGTATAAAAATTTATTAATTCTTCTATAACAGACTCATCAAAGAGAGTTCGTCGATTATCAGTTAAGAATTTTTCTTTTATAATAATTTCTGAATAATATAAGTCTCTATCGTTTTTTAAGTATTTCAAAAATTTTAACTTTTCTAAATGTTGTTCTGGCTTTATCATTTCTTCAAAATTTGATATATCAGCCTTTATCTTAGCAGAATCTTTTGGCTTAAATTCAGAAAGATTTAAACTATTGTATTTCTGTATTCTTTCTTGATATCTAGTATAAAATCTAATTAACTCTTCTATGTCAGAAATGGTATTTGTATTTTTCAGATAGTCATACTCAGCTTGTAACAGTCTTTCTTCTTTCTCACGAAAAATTTTATATAGATTTTGACCCTTATCTATGCGTTGCAAAATATTTTTTTTATCTACTTCATTTTTAAGGTTCATTAAAGTTGCTCTAGAATTTTCTATTTTTAATAACTGTGCCTTTTTATCTTTTTCTTTTAACGTATTTATGTCTTTCATTATCTTGGGTATCATATTATCAAAAAATTCAATAAGATCATTATATGTTTCAATTAAACGATCTCTGTACTTAAAAGATTTGTATGAATTAATATCCTGAGTTTCTTCTATAACTAACCTAGTTGTTATAAGTTTTATATCTGTGTCTTTCTTTTCTTCTATTTCTTTTAAGAAATTTTCTACATTTTTTTCAATTTTTTCTTTATTTTCTTTGTAAAGACTTTCAACCATTGTATCTTCTGTTATATCAGATATTTTAGGAGTTCCAACTGATTTAGGTTGTTTATGAGATGTTTTAGCAACAGCTGGTTTAGAAGTTTCATCTGGTGTAGGTGCTGCTTTAGAAACAGCTGATTTAGGAGTTTCAACTACTTCTGTTAATTCATCTGGTTTAGAAGTTTCAACTGGTTTAGGTGCTGCTTTAGAAACAGCTTGTTTAGGAGTTTCAACTACTTTAGCTTGTTTAGGTGCTGCTTTAGAAACAGCTTGTTTAGGAGTTTCAACTACTTTCGCTTGTTTAGGTGCTTCTTTAGAAACAGCTTGTTTAGGAGTTTCAACTACTTTCGCTTGTTTAGGTGCTTCTTTAGAAACAGCTTGTTTAGGAGTTTCAACTACTTCTGTTAATTCAGCTTGTTTAGGTGCTTCTTTAGAAACAGCTTGTTTAGGAGTTTCAACTACTTCTGTTAATTCAGCTGGTTTAGGAGCTGCTTCAGTCGCTTGTTCTATTCTAGCGTTTATATCTTTCAAACGTCTTTCTCTGTCTTCTTGCTCTCTTTTAATGTTCTGTTCCTTTGCCTTTTGTTTTCTTTCTTCACGGTCTCTGTTTACTTTTTCTGTAGCTTCTGTATGAGAATATTTCTGCATAATTTCCTGATTTTTCAGTTGTTCCAGTTCTTCTAATTTTGAAAGAAGTCTTGAAAGACGATCAGTTGCTTTCTCACTTTCGTATTCAGAATCTTTACCCCATATTTGGTTAGGTGGCCATCCTCGTTTATTAAAAAATGTAATACACTCTTCAAAATGGATTTTCATCATATCTAACAATGTCATATCAGATGGAATATCTTCAAATCTACCCATATCACTTACATTTGTTTGTTCTGCATCATATTTTATTTGTCCGGCGACATAAGTCTGCCAAAATTTATGTTCCAAATTTTGTGGTAACTTATTATATACTTCAGCACCATAATGCCATTTATATACCTCTTTTGGATAAGTTATAACTAATGTAACATGTCCAAAATACACATCCTCTAAACTGTTGTCAATTCTAAATATAGTACAATGCGTTTCAAGTTCAACTGTTTTACCTTCATATGTTCCATAATGTTTTCTAATATTATCACTTATTATATGTTCCTGATATTTTCCTTGTAATTCATGTATTTTTAACTGAATTTTTTTAAGTTCAAGGTCGTTAAGTAAAAAATTTTTTTGAATTTCAAGGGCTGCCATTTTTTCTTGAACCATTCTATATTCTTCTTCTACACTTTGAATTGTTTCCATTCTTGTTAGTATAGAATTGTTTAACTCTAAACTTTTGTGTGCAAATTCTATTTCATATTCACTTTCTTTGCATTTTTTGCAAGCTTTGGTTCGCTTTTTTCTATTCCCGCATTTTGTACAAAAGATACTATATTTAGAGTCACCTTCTGTATATCCTGTTGGATAGTTCATTTTATTATATATATATATATATATATATAATTGAAATTATTTATTTTTTAAATTATATACCTAAAGCCTGTAATATATCCTTAGTTGAAAAATTTGTATTTCCACCTTTTAGTTTTAACTGTCTCTGCTCTTCAATAAACTTTGTCGCGTTTTCTTTTTTTATGTATTTTATTGGTTCAAGTACGTAAAGATTGTCCAAAATAATATCATCCGATTCATTATCGTTATAAGTACTTGTTCTATAAAAGTCTATTATATTAGGTTGTTCTGCTGTACAATATTCCAAATATTTTTTGTGTAAATTAAATTTATTACTGATACCAATAAGCTCACGCTCTAATGGCAAGAATCTTTCTATATCTACACCTGTTCTCTCAAATTTTTCTTGTATTCTTTTCATCGCTGTAATGACAGCCATATAGTATATAATAAAATCTCTGTATTTACCTATTAAAGAACGTCTATTTTTGGAAGCCTCTGTTTGATTAGTCGCACGTTCTAATTCTTGTTCGGTTTTAGTAATATTTTCAGATATCATTATTTGCAAATGTTTTATTTCAGTTATAAAATATCTTTCGTATAATAGAGGTACAATATGATTATTAAAGTGTTTTTTATTTTCACCTAATAATTCTAATGTTTCTTTTATAGTTTTTTGAGATTCAGGATCAACAATATCTCTAATTTGTTCCAAGCCCTGATTATATGAAATAAAAAGAGGCAGTATCTTAACGTTTTTTGTTATCAATAAAGCTATCTTATTAACTATCACTTTCGTATCTTCACTCTCTTCCCAATAATTACTAAACTCTGTTTTTAGGTTGGAAATATGGTGGGATATAATTCCACAATAATCTTGTACTTCATCCGTTTGTTTCATTTTTAAGAACTGTAATGTTTTTTCTTGATTTTTTTGAACTAAATCATAAGATGAAGAACATTCAGCCCTATTCACCTTTTTTTCCACATCTTTTATATATTTATCAATATTTTGAATATACTTTTGTATGTTGATCAATACCAAAGATATATCAGTAGTTTTTGAAGAAAGTTCTAGATTTTTTAACTCTAAATAAGTATCGTCTATCGCTTTCTGATAAGAGGTAATCAATTTACGAACAAAAGTAGATTTCACACCTCCAACTGGAGGCAAGTCGAGTTTAGGTTTTTCTTTTTCATCCGTATCCTGTTCAGACTCAGCCTTGTTTAGTATAAGTTTGTCTAATAATTCATTTTCTGTCTCTTGAGCCTGTCTAGCTGCCTGTATAGGAGTTAAATTTGTTTTACTATCGGAAGAAGAGTCTAAACTTTTAGTTTTATTAGCAACTTTTTTACCGGAGCCTGAGCTTTTAATCTCCTGTATAGGAGTTTTAGCTAAAGCAGCTTCAGCTTCAGCTTTAGCTTTAGCTTTATCACTCGCAGACTTTTCTAAACTCTGTTTTGCTCTCAATTGAGCCTGATCTGCATTCCATTTAGCTACCCTTTTTTTCTCATCTTTTTCTTTTTGTCTTTGAACTAAATTTTCTATGCGACTATCTTTTTCTCTTGTTTCTTCTTCTTTCCTAGATGTAATATATTGTGCTATTTTTTCTATTCTTAGTTTTTGACGTGCTTCACGTGCTTCATGTACCAATTTTTTTTGAGCTGTATCAATACTAGATTGTCTACTCTTAAAATCTTCTAGTTCTAAAGCTTCTTTAATATTAAGTTGCTTAAGTCTTTCAAGACGATTAGTTGCTTTCTCATTTTCGTATTCAGAATCTTCACCCCATATTTGGTTAGGTGGCCATTCTGGTTGATTAAAAAACGCAATACAATCTTTAAAATGGCTTTTCATCATATCTGACAATTTTGTATCCAATGGAATATTTTTAAATTTACCCAATTCACTTACATTTGTTTTTTCTGCATCATATTGTTTTTGTCCTTGATAATAAGTCTGCCAAAATTCATTATCTAATCTTTCAGGTAACGTACCTTTTGTTTTAACACCATAATGCCATATATATTCGCCAAGCTCCTTATTTGAATAAGTTATAATTAATGTAACATGTCCAAAATACACATCCTCATGACCGACAACTCTAACTATAGTACAATGCGTTTCAAGACGAGCTGTTGTATTAACATTTAACTTTCCGTTATGAACTCTAGCATTCTCACTTACTACCTCGACTCCAAATCTACTTTGTAGTTTTTGTATTTCTAAGCTTAAATTGTCACTTTCAAGAGAGAGTTCTAAAATTTTAATTCGTTCTTCATTTTTTTTAATTTGTTGTTCATTTTTGATATTATCTTCTATTAACTCTTTTATTTGTCTTTCTGTTTCTTTTATAGTATCTGTTAACTCTTGAATATCTTTAGCAGATTCCTCAAGATCTTGTTCGGATATGCATCTTTGGCAATCTTTATTAAATTTTTTTTTCTTTCCACACGTTGCACATAATTCAGTATAGGATCCCTTTTTCTCATCGTATACAACTGGATATTGATATTCCATTTTATTATATATAATATTTTTTTAAACATAAAATTTATCTAACAATATTTGTATTTTTGTATTTTAGATTAGATAACCTTCTATAGAGAGAAAATTTGTGTACAACCAAAAATGTACATCGAAACACTTTTGAAACTTTTAGAGTTTTGGCTATTCTCAATTCAAAGGATAATAGCCAAATATATATCTTCCTACTAAGAACTAAGTCAAATAATATTTTACTCAATTATATGGAGATACAAAAGGCTAATAACTGTTGCTCTTATTCGTATGAATTAGTAAGAATATTCTTTTTAAAAAATAAAAGAATACGCTTAAGCGTTTCGTAAGTTTTTTAATCAGAAAATTACTTTCATTACATATGAATTACTAATTTTAAAATAAATTCTTAGTTAAAGATAAGGTTCTTATATGTAAGAAGTATATTACGGCGAGGCGTAGCCGCTAGCGGTTAAGGGCTTAGTGACAGGATGAAAACCAAATCTTTTCGCAAACCCTAAAAAATACCATATCTCTTTTAGAGATTAGAAAATTACCTTTTAGTATTTTTCTAGCCTCGATTTACTTCTTACTAGCTTTGCTCTAGAGCTACACATGGTTTAGAAACTCGAAAGGGTTGCTCGAAAGAGTTGATTCGTATAAATTTAGTAGCGGCTGTATATTATAGAATTAGCACTATACAAGATAATGTTGATTATGGCGAAATTATTATTCTTGATTTGGTTAAATATGAAACGAGTGTTATATTAATTTATAAATTAATATAACAAAATTAGATGAATTTATATCTGAAATACTTAACCATGCAAATCAAACTTACGAGGATGATTTTGCTTCAAAAACGGCGCCATATTCTACCATTATACTCTTAGTTGATAATTTTTTTGATTTTCCCTCTTTTGCTTTTTTCTCTTTTAACACTTCAAGAAAATCTGTGGCTTTTTGCTCTGTAATAAAAAATTTTGGGTAAAGTATCGTAAGATTTTCTATAATAACTTGATTTAATTCATAATCATCATCTTTTTTCTTTTTATAAAATTCTTTTAAAATGTCCCCTTCAATTTGACATAAATCATCAAAACGTTTATCTGCTTGTACTATATTGAAACGAAAATCAAATATCTTACGACGGATATTCTGATATTCTTCCTTAGTTAAAAATGGTGGTATATCTTTAATATGTTCATCGCACATAAATTTAATAAATCGATAATATCTTATTAATTCACGTCTGATCCTAGTGGCGTCTCTTTCTCGTGTTTCTTGTGGATTAAGAGTTTTTAATTTTTCTTCTTTTGGAAGATGTTCTTTAATATATGTCTCTTTCCAAGAATCTATCAGATAGTTTTGATCTTTATTTGTTAATACATTTAAAACACCATATAGATATTCTTTTTGTGGACGTAAAGATTCTAAAATGGCAGTTTTATCCTCATCATTTATACGTGTATTCGATTTTACGTCAGTCATTAAATGATTAATTCTATTAAATAAGTTGTTGTATATATTGCCTAATTCTAATCTCAAGTCAAAAACATCTTTTGAAATAGGATTTTTAGTTTCTAGTTTGTTTATCTGTTCTTCCATTTTTATCCACTTATCTTTTTGTACAAGTTCTAATAATTTATTTGCATCACTGTTGGCCAAACGTTCTTGTTTATTTTTCGGCTTGACCTCTTGGACAGGTTTTAATTTAGCTTTTTCTTCCTTAACTTCTTCAATAGCTTTTTCAAGCGCTTCATTTGTTTCTTGGACTTTTTCTGCAGCAAGTCTAGCAGCATTTTCTGCAGCAAGTCTAGCAGCAGCAAGTCTAGCAGCTTTTGCCGCTGACAAACGTTCTTGTTCTTCAATATTAAATATTTCTTGTAATTGTTGATTTCGTTCTTGTTCTTCTGTATCTCTAAGACTTTGTTGTTCCCTTGCTTCTGCTTGTTGGGCTTTTATTCTTTTCAATTCTTCTGGTTCTAATTTTTCTTTTTCTTTTATAGGCGGTTTTGGTTTTGCTTCTTTTGCTTGGTTTGCTAGTTTTGTTTGTCTTGCTTCTTTTGCTAGTACACTACGGGCAGCTTCTTCTTGTAGTCTCTTTATTCGCAAAGATGTAAGATTCTCATGAGGGTTCCTTTCTCTATTCCCTTTTATCTCTTCAAGTCGATCAACAAGAGCAGTTGCTCTCTCTATCTTACCACCTACTTCTACTTGATCATCCTCATACCATACTTGACTAGGCCATCTTTGCTTTTGCTTCATAAAATACTCAGCGCATTTTTCAATATGGTGTTTCATCATATTTGCAAGTGTTGTTTGTTGCGGAATATGTTCAAAATAACCAAACCTTTTTACTTTTGTAGAAGAAGGAGGGAACCTTGTATTCTCATCATTCTTAGACCAAAAATCATGTACCAAATTTCTTCGATTGGGTATTGTATTCGGTGATACATAAGTACCATAATGCCATCTAAATTCTAACCCACTTAGATACCTTATAACTAATGTAACATGTCCAAAATACACATTCTTTGGACTCGTTTCAACTCTAACTATAGTACAATGCGTTTCAAGCTCTATATTGTATTCTCCATCACTGGCCGATGCATCACTTCCCTGATAAAATTTTTCATTTTCACTTACTACATCAACATCATATTTTATATGTATTTTTTCTAAGAATAATTCTTCCTTTAAATCCTTAACTTCTTTCTGTATGTTTGTTATTTTATTTTTAAGATCTTGTATATGTATTTCTTTTTCATTAATAGAGTCCTCTAAAAAATGAATATTTTTAAAAGTTTTTCTTAGAGAGTAGGTGTCTAAGCATTTCTGACAGTAGATATTAGTCGGACTAGTCAGACTAGTATAATTAGGAATTTTTACTTGATTTGTGCATTTATGAGTACTGCATTTAATAAAGTTTCTTTGATATTTTTGTCCTACTTGTTGTTCTTTGCTAAAATTTGGAAAAAGTTCTGTAATACCCATATCATCGTCTTCCATTTTATTCTAAGTAGATATTAATTAAAAATACAAAATTTTGTATTTTTAATTAAATAAGCTTCTATAGAGAAACTGGTATCTCTGTTCATTCAGAAATTAACTTTTATTTACAGAACTATACACATACAAGCGTTCGATACTTATTTGTTAAAAAATAATATCTTTACAGATGACCTTAAGATTACTGTATATATATGTACTGTAATAATCTTCATATTCGTTATCGTCCTCCTTTATTAAAAGACTCCTTAGAGATGATTTTGAGGAGTATAATGCACAGTAATAATTTTATTACAATAAATATTCTTCTATAATCCCGAACCAGTTGAAATAAACCATTTTTACATAAAAATATTAGTATACAATTGAAAATGAGTTATATTAATTTATAAATTAATATAATAGAAAATTAGATCTGTTTGTGTCTAAAATACTTAATCATACACTACGATAATAGTTCTTTGAGTTGTAATTAATCGTATTTTCTTAAAATCAGGCTAAATCTCAGTAACTTAGAATGTTGAATCATGTTTAACTGAATATACGGACAACTTTGTTAAAGCAATTTTAAAGCTTTTAATACATCCTTAGTTGATAAATCTCTAAGGCCGAGTATTTTTTCTTTCATATCTCTACTTTTGTTAATATAACCTTGAGCTTTATCTCTTGTGTATTCTAGACCTTGAATTATCAGAAGATTTTCTACAATAATTTCATCCTCTTCATTAATAATATCCTTATCTCTATAATATTCAATTAAATATGATTTTTCTTTAGCAACCAACAATTTTAAATTATATTCTGGTTGTAGTTTCTGATTAATATCAGATATCTGATCATAGTATTTTTGTTTATCTTCTTCTGATATATGTGGATTTTCCCCATAAAATATCATATCCTTATACATTATAAAAAAAGTTCGATATTCATCTATTAAATAGCGTCTATTTGTGGAAGCTTCTTTAGGATCATCATCTAAACTTTTTTGTACGCCATCAATCAAATCTACATATTTTTGAGTATTACGTAGTAAAAAAAGTTCAATTTTTTCATCTTTTATACGTAAGTTTTTTACATGATCTTTTATGTTTAGATTTTCAATAAGACCTATGGCATATATTGTAGAGTCTTTTTCAATTTTAACTTCGATGTTGCGAGATTTATTTTCTCTCAACTCAGTTAAATATGAATTAATTTTTTTGAGATATTCATCGTATTCACGCACTAAGTAATCTCTTAATTCAATAGCTTCTTCTGAAATGGGAATCATCTTATCTAACTCTCGTTCAAGCTCAGAATATTCAGTTATTTCTTTTTGCAATTCATCTTGTATTTCCTTGAAACGTCTAATTTGTTTAAATTCTCCCATTTTTAATTTTGGAGGCGGAGATTGAGATTGAGATTGAGATTGATTAGGTATACCACCATCATCTTCATCTTCTTCTTCTGAGTCTTTCTTTTTAACTACTCTAGGTTGTTGTTGACTAGGTTGCACTTTAAATACTCTAGGTTGTTGTTGACTAGGTTGCACTTTAACTACTCTAGGTTGTTGTTGACTAGGTTGTTGTTGACTAGGTTGTTGTTGACTAGGTTGTTGTTGACTAGGTTGCACTTTAGACATTTCTCTATCTCTTTGACTCTGTTCTGTTCTTTTACCTATTTCCTCTTCAGTTAACACTGGTCTAACTCTAGACTGTCTGTGTTCTTTTTTAATTTTAGGCTGTGGGTTAGAAACTTCTAACCGTATAGCTTCAGATAGACTGGAAGTACGCTTTTTAACTGTTTTTGCAATCTGTTCTTGTCTTCTTTGTATGTCTTCTTGTTTTTGTTTTTCTTCTGCCTCTGTTTGTAGACGTTTTTGTAGTCTAGTAAGAAATCCTACATTATTTCTTTTTAAGTGCTCTTGATGAAGTCGTTCAAGAAGTCTAGTTGGATCTTCCTCACCAATTGGAGTATAATCATTCCATATTTGCTTAGACCATTGTTGTTTGTCAAAAACTTCAAAACAATCATTAAAATGGCTTAGCATCATATCTTCAAGTGTTATGTCTTCTTGAATGTGATCAAAATAACCAAAACTATTTACATTATTTTTATATGAATAAGGATTATCAGCAGGCTTCCAAAAATTATGAGTCAAGGTTTCGGGTAAATCGTTGTATATTTCAACACCATAATGCCATTTATATTCTACAGAATTATTAGGAGTTATAACTAATGTAACATGTCCAAAATACACATTCTCTGGACTTTGAAAAACTCTAACTATGGTGCAATGCGTTTCAAGAAGTACTACATATCCATCATCATCTGTTCCTTTATGAATTCTACGATCATCACTTATTACATCAGAATGCAATTGTATTTTGAGTTTTTCCAAAGTTAACTTTAGTTTAAAATTAGTAAGCGACGAGCTTAATGTGCTAATTTTGTCTTTAATTTTTTGAATTTTTGTAGTATTTTCTTCGATTTGTGTTTCTAATTTGAGTTTATGTTTTTTTAATGCACGTTTTTGTTCTTCTGCTTCGCCTTGTTCTTGTTCTATTCTTGCAATATCACTTTCTAAAGTTGTAATATTTTTAAAATTTTGTCCAAACTCTTTACGATCTATGCAGTCTTGGCAAAACAGGAGATCTTCATGTTTATTTTTTCCACATTTGCATGTTTGAGTATAAAATCCATGTTCACTTATATAAGGTTTAGGATATTCTTTTTGCATTTATTCATAATAAATATTTTATTAATATTAAATAAGATCTTTACAACAGAATTTTTTTTGTATTTTAAATTAAATAAGATTTAAAGATAAGCTTCTATAGAGTAGAGAGGAAGAGCACAAGAGAGAAAGTGCGAACAAACTCTTACTTTAAATCTCCTGAAAGCTTATAAGCTCTCAGGATCTGTAGCTCAGCAGGTAGAGCGCGCGGCAGCACCTCCTATGTAAAAAAAACAAATATTTAGTATACAATTGAAATGAGTTATATTAATTTATAAATTAATATAACATACAAATCAGATCGCGACAGTAATTATTTAGTAGCAAATAATCTAGGGTCATATAAATTAATTGATCAGTTGATGAAAAAAAGTTCTTCACTTGGCTTTTTTATACTTAATTTTTGTTTATTTCTTTTAAGACAACTTTCGGTTATGCCAAGATCTTTTTCATACTTGACAAACCATTTTTTAAGAGCATTGTCAGACCTTTTATACATTTCCGCTAATTCAGTCATATTTTTACCACAATCTTCATATTGCTTTTTTAATGTTTCATAATCAGGTATAGGTATATCTTTTATACATAATTTGCTATAACACTTTTTACACCTAGCCGCTTTATAAGTTATTTCTACACCACAATCAATACAAAAATTTTGTTTTTCTTTTTCCATTACATTTGAAATATATTTTTCTACAATTGTCTTATTTTTCTTAGCATATTCACGAATTAGTGTCTTTTTTACATCCTTGGTACCCCACACTTTTAATTCAAATTGTAACAGCATTTTTGTTAATTGCTTTGCATCGTATTTTTTGATCTCCTCTATCATTTCTACTTGTTTTACATCTGATTCTTCACTGTCAATCTCTCCGTTATCCTCTTGTTCTGAATCTGTGTTTCCTTCATCCGTCTCTATAATTTTTATTGATGATTCTTTATCTCCTTCATCTTCTGAATCTATAATTTCTATTTCAGTAAACTTATCACTCAAAAGTTCTGTTTCTTCTTCTAACATAATATCCTCTTCATCCTCGTAATCCAATATTTTTCCATCATCTACAATATTTTTATTCTTCATTATACTGTGTTCTTTACATGGTAAACCAATATAATCAGTTAGATATCTAATAGACTTTATTATCTCTTCTAATTTTACACCTTTTATCCATTCTCCGTTGCTTGGATTACGCTGATCTTTGAATTTTAATTTGAGTATATCTTCAATTAATTTGTTATTCTCTACATATATCAAGTAATGAACTTTATAATCACAGGGAGCACCTTGCTTGTAGGATGCTAATCTAATTTTAAATGCTGGTGTTGTTTCTGTCATTGATTGAGTAGAGATACCTATTTTATAGTAGTCATCTTGGTAGTGACTAGTGAACGCTACATGAGACATTATATATACAACGTTACCAATCTCGTACACTCCTCTCCTACGTCTTTTAAGCATTTTATTATGATTTTGTGTTACTGATGAGAGACGACGAGTAATAGTCGCTTTTTCTAGTATAACTTGTTCTTTTTCTTCTATCGCTTGTTGTTTTTCTTGGGTCAATTGTTTAATTTGTTCTTGAAATTTATTTTCTAATTCTTTGTTAGATTTCTCTTGACCTAACTCAACTTTACCAAATAATAGGAGTTCTTCTGTCCAAGCTGCTACCTGTACTGCAAAATCAGGGCTTATCCACTGCGCTATTATAAGAGCTAATCTTCTATGAACAAAAGTACCTCTACTTTCATTTTTTCCAGTCTTAATATCTCTTATAATTAGGTCCCTCCGAATTCGGAGGGACCCTTCCAAAGCCTGAATTATAGCTTCTGAATTTTTATTTTCTTTCCATTTAAAATATTCTTTACCACCAGCTTTACATAATTTAGTTACATTAACATAACCATCTTTACTTACAGGTATAGACAATTCTGTGTTATTTTTCAGAGTAAGTTTGAATTCTACTATATATGAAGAAGATTCATCTGGTAGCTTTAGTGAGCAGTTAAACAATCCATCAAATGCTTTTACTAATTTAGTATTTGATTTAAAGACTTCGAGTCTATTATTTGACAAGAAAGAATCTTTGGTAGGAGGCGTTCTTGTCATTTCAGTTTTCTATTTATATAATATAAATAGAAATCTTTAGATTGGAGATGCTTAGTGAAAGCAAAGTGTGACATTATATAAACCACGTTGCCAATATCATACACGCCTCTTCTACGTCTTTTAAGCCATTGGTTTAATCACTACCAAGTTCATTTCAAAAAAAAAGTTTAGAATAATTCAGAAAACTTAATCATTGGTCGCTGGGATTGAACTCACAAGATTATTCAAAAACGAGTGGTCGTGAGTTCAACTCACCGATTTCATTTTTTAAAAATATTTAGTTTATGATTATTTTGTAATATTATAAGTTTATCAATAAGATAGTCGTAGTTGAAAAGACTTTTTTTCCTCATCAACGCTTTTTTGTTTAGCCTGTTCAACAATTCTTTTAGCAAACAGTATTTTAATTAAATAAGATTTAAAGATAAGCTTTTATAGAGTAGAGAGGAAGAGCACAGGAAAGAAAAAAGTGCAACTAAACTCTTTAAATTTTATTGTCCTGAGAGCTTATAAGCTCTCAGGATCTGTAGCTCAGCAGGTAGAGCGCGCGGCTTTTAACCGCGTGGGCGCCGGTTCAATCCCGGCCAGATCCGCCATTCCGAACAGTTTTTTGTTCGGAATGGCTTTACAAAGCAGTGTACACCCAGCAATTTAAAAATTTCAACTTTTATTTGAAAAAAAATGTACGCAGTCAAGCTTGAAAATGGGACTCTAAATTTAACAGATAGAGAAAATTTGACATATTTAATTAGGTCATGTATCAACCGCAAATTAATATTCACTTTTTATGAAAAAACAATGGTACTCAGTACGGCTGAAAAAATATGTTTAATTGATGTATTTGTAATGATAAAATCATTACAAAATGTAGAAAAGTTTTTTGGTCACAAAAAAAATCATTTGATAATTTTTTTTGTCTATATATTGCTAATAACAATACTTATAAACTCCTCCTGAAAATTAAAATCTTCTATATCTTCACACTCAAATCTTACATTATCATTTGATTCTATTAACTCGTATGTTCTTTTTCTTACTGAATCCAATAACATCTTTAACAACATCTTTCCACCATAATCTGTTATTATATCACCAGAACTATCCTTATACTTTATAAATGTAGTATTTGAATAATCTTCTTCGATAAGCCGATCATTTAAAGGATAAGATAACGCATAATCCGCATATCCTTCTGGTCCTCTTAATATATGTTCAATTGTTAAGAACTTTGCATTTTCTATTAACCACTCTTCCGTAATTGCCAAATTAATATTTGATTCTGATTTTACTAATAATGGTCTTACACATTTTTTTCCTGTAAGTTGTGCCATTGTTCTATTGAACAAACCTGGTTTTATTTCTAGTTCTCTAATAGAACTCTCATTCATAACAATATCTTTATAAGCAGTTGGGTTTTTGACACATTCTTCTGATGCAAATTTACTCGCTTTTCTCTTAAGAGGTAAATGCACTCTATCTATCAAATGAGAGTTCTTATAATCAACAACATGCTCACCATTAAGATCTTTGTGATGGAATGTACCACGTTCTGTATCAGTACATACTATTTGAGATTTTCCTGAATCATCTGTAAGAATATGTTTATGAATTACTTGTGCTGCTCCTTTTTGACCTTCATAGAAATCGTTCTTTGTATATTTTTCATCTATTATACTGTCAACACGAGCTTGAGATAAATCAAGAGGGGTAAGACTTGATATCATCAGATTATTTTGAATATTTCGTGTGCTGTGTTTCTGATAAGTCGGTCTTTTTGCTATTTCATCAATAATAGCCCGATCACGTTCGGCGGATTCTTTATATATTGAACCAATTTCAGCTTTCATTTTTAGCATAGCAATTTCTTCAGCATTTTCAGCTTTCATTTTTAGCATAGCAATTTCTTCAGTAAGAGATTGAATTTTCTTCTTACATGATAAACTATGTCTATTGAAATGAGAAGAAGAAAAATTCTTATTACAAAATTTGCATGTCACTAAAGCTACTATGATTTCTTCAGAATTTTGAGATTCTTGTATTTTTAGACAATATTTAGCTTGTGTCTGATGAATACGTAACAGATATTTGGTTTTAAACTCATTACTACAAAACTGACAAGTTAATTCTTTAGCCTTCTCTTTTAAAACTAGTTCTTCTTTAGCTTTAATTTCTTGTATTTTCAAACAATATTGTGTATTTTTTTGATGACGACGTAACATTTTTTTGTCACCAAACATGTTAGAACAAAACTCGCATTGCTCCATTTAGTTTTATGATTGACCCCTTATCCTTAAATTAGTGTTAATTTAAACATAAAAATATCACTTTTATCCTGATAAAATAAAAATGGCTAAAAAAGGCTAAAAATGGTATAAAAAGAATGAAAATAGTCACAAATCTCTGATAAAAGTCACTTTTTTGAAAAATTTTGAAATGTGTGTGTGTAAGACTCTTTTTAAAAACCCATCTCGCCGAAAAAAATCTTTTTACTCCGGATTTCGTCCAAACTTTTGAAAAAGGCGGAGGAGCAAAAAAAGTTTTCCTTTTACTTTTTTGTTTTCTAAATAATTTCAAAAATTCGTAAAAAATTTCCTTTGGATTATCTTTTTATTTTCCTCCTCCGCCTCCGCCTTTTTTAGAATTTTGGTTCTAAAGAAAGTTAAGTTTAGATTTCTTATTTATTTATGTCTCCATCTCATTCGGATGTAAAATAAAGGATTGCACCTACTCGGTGGTACTACACCGGAACTAGCAATTCCTATACTTTTAAAGTATAGACTATCCAAAATTTACATTGACACTGATGTATCCAACTTTGTATTAAAAATACCAAACCGGCATTTTTAATCTTCAAGGATGTAAAAAAGATGTTTAATTAATCTATTTGTAATGATAAAATCATTACAAAATTTATAATGTAGAAAGCCAATCTCTAGCTGTAGTTCTGTCTACATTATATTTACTACCTAATTGTGTATAATTTAGTTTTAACACGTTTTTATCATATAAAAGCTCTTTATCACTTGGTTTTGTTATAGTTGATTTTGGTTTGATTTTTTTACGGCAACTTTTAGTTATACAGAGTTCTTTTTCATACTTGTCAAACCATTTTGCAACAGCTTTATCAGAAACATTGTGAATCATTGCTAATTTTCTCATATTTTTACCACAATCTTCATATTGTTTTTTCAATGTTTGATAATCAGGTCTATCTATTACCACTCTAGATGATTTTTTAGAACAAGGATCACATCGTGCAGCCTTATAAGTTATCTCTACTCCGCAATCAATGCATAAAGTTTGTTTTGGTAATTCCATTGCATTTAAAATATATTCTTCTACAATTGCCCTATTTTTAACAGCATATTGACGAATACGTGTCTTCTTTGCATCCTTGTTTCCACTCACTGGTAATTTAAATTCTAATAGCATTTTTGTTAATTGTTTTGCATCGTACTTCTCAATCTCATCTATCATTTCTACTTGTTTTACTTCTGATTCTTCACTGTCAATCTTTACATCCTCCTCATCCTCCTCATCCTCATCCTCCTCATCCTCATCCTCCTCTTGTTCTGAATCTGTGTTTTCATCCGTCTCTATAATTTCTATTTCAGTAAACTTATCACTTAAAAGTTCTGTTTCCTCTTCGTCCTCATAATCCAATACTTTTCCATCATTTACAATATTTTTATGCTTCATTATACTGTGTTCTTTACATGGTAAACCAATATAATCACATAGATATCTAATAGACTTTATTATCTCTTCTAATTTTACACCTTTTATCCATTCTCCGTTGCTTGGATTAAGCTGATCTTTGAATTTTAATTTGAGTATATCTTCAATTAATTTGTTATTCTCTACATATATCAAGTAATGAACTTTATATTCACAAGGAGCACCTTGCTTGTATGATGCTAATCTA